TCCAGCAATTAAGGATACTCTACGTAGATCAGTAACAGCTCAGCTACTAGAAAATACAGAGCGTTCAATGGCAGAAAACGGCGGCGGCGCACGTGCTCTATTGGAAGCCGGTACACACACACCAACAAACGCAACTGGCACAGCTGGTTTTGGTGATGGCGTTTCAAACTACGATCCAGTTCTAATCAGCTTGGTTCGTCGTTCAATGCCAAACCTAGTTGCTTATGACGTTTGCGGCGTTCAGCCAATGACAGGCCCAACAGGCTTGATCTTTGCAATGCGCAGCAAGTACAGCTCACAAGCTAACTCAGCTACAGAAGCATTCTACAACGAAGCCAATACAGCATTCTCAACGATTGCTCTAGGTAACTCAACAGTTAACCTACCTGGCTACCGTAACGTAGGTACAGCTCCTGGTTCAGCAAACAACGCAGAGTCCAATACATATAACTGGGCCGGCGGTATGTCAACAAGCCAAGCAGAAGCTCTAGGTAACGCTTCAAACGCTGCATTTGCAAACATGGCTTTCTCAATTGAGAAGGTTTCTGTTGAAGCTAAGAGCCGCGCATTGAAGGCAGAGTACACAATGGAACTAGCCCAAGATCTAAAGGCTATCCATGGTCTAGATGCCGAGTCAGAGCTATCAAACATTCTACAATCAGAAATCCTTGTAGAAATCAACCGTGAAGTTATCCGCACAATTAACGTAACAGCTAAGCGCGGTGCTAACAACACAACATCAGCCGGTACATTCGACCTAGACGTCGATGCAAACGGTCGTTGGTCAGTTGAGAAGTTCAAGGGTCTAATGTTCCAAGTAGAACGCGAAGCTAACCAAATTGCCAAAGACACACGTCGTGGCAAGGGCAACATCATCCTATGTTCTTCAGATGTCGCATCTGCACTACAAATGGCTGGTGTTCTAGATTACGCTCCTGCTCTAAACAGCAACGCTCTAAACGTTGACGACACAGGCAACACATTTGCTGGTGTTCTAAACGGTCGTATCAAGGTCTACATCGACCCATACGTAACAGACAACTACATGACAGTTGGCTATAAGGGCGCAAGCGCATTCGATGCTGGTATCTTCTACTGCCCATACGTTCCACTACAGATGGTTCGTGCAGTCGGTGAAGACACATTCCAGCCAAAGATTGGCTTCAAGACACGCTACGGCATGGTCGCAAATCCATTCGCAGAAGGTGCTGCATATGGCAATGGCGCTATGACAAAGGACGCAAACGTATACTACAGACGCGTTCTAGTAAGCAACATTCTATAATCCGAAAGGACTTAATAGAGAAAGAGGGCCGCGAAAGCGGCCCTTTTTTTTGCTTGATAAATATTGGTATGGAGATGCATTCATTCAAAACATATCTAAATGAACAAGCGGAACTTGGTCTAACTGTGTTTGACCTTGATGAAACCTTGTTCCACACAAAGGCTAAGATTAAAGTAATGAATGGTGGTAAGGTAGTCCACACATTAGATAACCAACAGTATAATCATTATAAGTTGAAGGCTGGTGAATCTTTTGATTATGGTGAGTTTAGAAGTGCTGAAGTATTTGAAAAGACATCCACACCAGTAGCTAAGATGATAGGTAAAGCAAAGGCAATTATTAATAATGCATTTGCTAAGGGCTCTAAAGTTATTATATCAACAGCTAGAGCAGACTTTGATAATAAAGAAATTTTCTTGAGAGCGCTAGATGCCCATGGCATAGATACAAGCAAGATACACGTTGAAAGAGCTGGTAACTTAAAGCTAGGGTCAAGTGCCAAGAACAAAAAGGCTATATTCCGCAAGTATCTAAGAAGTGGTCTATATAAAAGAATTAGATTTTTTGATGACGATACAAATAATTTAATAAGTTTTAAATCATTACAGAAAGAATACCCACAAATAACATTCCAGGCATGGCACGTAGGGCACGATGGTTCAGTAACAAAATATTGAGGTGATGTATGATTGACAATGCTAGATTTTTGACAAAGTATGTAAGAGACAACAGAACAGCAGAGCTGTTTGAACTTGAAGATAGATCAGGTTATCTTGTGAGAATGATCCATGACAGAGTAATTAAGGAAGATAGAGTTATCAAGGGTAAATCTATTCAATATATTGTTGACACGTGTGAGAATTGGGTAGAAGGAATTATTGATCCATGGATTTAATTCCAATAGCAGTAGATGAGAATGGTATTAAAAATCATCCACTGTTTAGCCACATAGTAAGATTAGATTTTGACCTAACAGGACTCTGTAATAGGCAGTGCTCATTCTGTCCCAGAAGCTTAGATGCTGTCCCACTATATCCCAACATCAACAAACAAATGTCCCTTGAAACAATTGAAATAGTAATAAAAGAATTACTCTCAATAGATTTCAAAGGTTGGATTGAGCTTGCCGGAAGAGGTGAGAGTACACTCCATAAAAAATTTGATACTATAGTTGATATGCTAACTGCTGCACCAAGAAAATGGAAGGTCAGACTGACCACAAATGGTTATAAACTTGATGAGTGGTGGAACTCTCCTGTTGGTCAAAAGTTAGATGAATTAATTTTAAATAGTTATGAGTCTAAAGAAGAATATGAAGAGAGGCAACAAAAGTATGTAACTCTACCAGGTGGTGGTAAAGTTTACCATTACTATAAACAAGATGGGTTCAGTATTGATCAGATCAACAATATGCCCAGCTACAAAGAAGATGGCAAAAGCTGGAAGCATGCTTTCAATAATAGAGCTGGATATTTTAGAAATCAAGACAGAAGGAATGATATTCTTGATTATACAAACGTAGTTAAAATGCCAAATGGGCAAAGTGTCAAAATTAGTGACTCACCTTGTTGGCACCCAATGAGACAGATCTTCATTGATTTTGATGGTAACTATCAGATGTGCTGCAATGATTGGTCTAGTCAAATAAAAATTGGCAATGTGCATGAAAGATCACTAATGGATATGTTTGTGAATGATGAAAAGATTAATAGAATAAGATGGCGACTAATTAATAAAGATAGAACTCAGATTCTACCTTGTGCAATGTGTGATGACATACAGGGAGCAACAACACAGGTAGCTAAAGCCATTGAAAGGTTTAGACAAACAAAAGCATATAAAGAACATGTTATTCCTTTAGCAAGGCTTGGAAGAAGGTTTGATGAGGGATTGAAGGAGGGGAAATGATTCCCGTTGCGCCTGGTCATTACCCAACGTTGACACAATTTAATACACCCTGGGATTTTTACATTCAAGATAATTTCTTACCACAAGATGTTTTTGATTTATTATTGAAACTAAAAGACATTGATGAACGCTACACCTTTGTTGATAAAAGCTGTCAGCATGATATTAGAAATATTTTGTGGCCAATTAAAAAATCAATTTTATTGCATCATGATATATCAGTATCCAAACAAATTGAAGATGTTATTAGGAGTAAATTAGTAGCATTGTTGCAGCCTAATTTATATGTTAAGGCCGATCTTGTGTGTTGTGAGCCTAGATATGTGTATAATGTCCATAAAGATCATCCAGATAAATATATCAGTATAGTTGTTTTTCTATATCCCAGAAAAGGCAATGGAACAATTTTATTAGATGATAACAAGCAATTATATAATGTTGGCTGGAAAGCTAACAGAGCTTTAATTTTTGAAAATCAAAAGCATGGTGAACATTATTATGTTAATAGAACAGACCATAACAGGTACACTCTAAACATTTATATCACCAAAAATAGTTTCAACGGACACTTTATTGTAAATCAGTAGGTATTCACATGGCCATCCAAAAAAGTTTTTTATCACCATTAGGTTATCAGTTAGCAATTCAAAAGATTCCTAATACTATCCTAAATGTAACGTCTGTAAACCTTCCTGGCATTACAGTCGAGGATGCTGAGCTACAAACACCCTTTAAGGTCATTCGTTATCCTGAAAAGGTCGTGTACAATGATTTTGTTGTAAGGTTCAAGGTAGATGAAGATCTAACTAACTATAGAGAAATATTTGATTGGATGCATCAGATTGGTCGACCAGAACAATTTAGCGCTCCCAACACAAACGCTTTGTTTCCTAATGACATCTATAGTACATATTCATCTGACGGTACACTGTTAATTTTAAATTCTGCTAATAAAAACAACATTGAGGTTAGATTTAGAGATTTGTTCCCTGTTGTCCTGAGTGATCTTGAATTTAATTCTCAAGATTCAGATTTAACTTATATTGATGCAACAGTGACCTTTAGATGCTTGCTGTTTACCCTTCACACTGTTTAGGGTATAATATACCTACTGGTATAGTAGGAACTTTATTATGAAGCTTGAAGAAATATTTGGTGAATGGGAGAAGGATAGCAAAGTTGACCGAACAGAACTCGGTGACGTTGCATTGAACATACCTAAACTTCACCACAAGTACTTTAAACTATTCTCCCACGAACGTCTACTGCTTAGAAAGCTTGAGCAAGACATGAAGAAGCTAAAGAAGCTGAAGTGGGAATATTATACAGGTGTTCTTGACCAAGAGA